AATATTTTTACTGGATTTATATATACTAAAAAACACAATCCTATTATCAAAAAGGTTATAGATTATATGATTAAAGATAATGCTCAGTGTACAAGTCTTAAAAGTAAAGAATTTAATACTTTAGGACATAGATATCATTACAATATTGATGCCCTTTCGGTTGAATTTCAAAAACATTATAACATTAGATTTAAAGATGGAAACATATTAAATAAATATAGTAATTTAAACTGGAATGTTTATTTATACACAGACCGCGACAAAAGATATATTAAAGATGAGCAAGGAAAAAATATTCTAATACTAAAAAATGATAGGTATCCTAAGAAATATTAAGTTTTTAAAAGATGAGGAGAGACCTAATATATCTGAAGACACCTCCCATGCTTCATCCAATTTTGAATATAAAAGAAATAGATAGGGAGTTAATAATGCTTCAACAAATGTGTAAAATGCTTGGAAAACGTTATTCTATATCTTTAGCTGTACAATATTTGAAAAAATTAGATATAAATGTCTCTAAAACTGAACTGAAAGATATGTATTTAAACAAAAATATCACCTTTATTACGGATTTTAGAGAAAATCGCATAGAACAATTCGAATGTTTCTTAAAAAATGATTCATAATGTATTATTAATATACTGATTATGTATAAGTCAAAAAATGGCTAAACTCATCTCCCACAAATACGACAAAAACGCAATCGTTTTCGGTTACAACACCATGGTATATCCTAGGAATAGTTGTCCAATCACCGACGATGAAATCGCAGAGTTTTATGAATTACTCAAAGCCCTGAAGGTACCACAGCTTAAGGTCATATGTAAAGAGCGCGAACTTATGGTGTCTGGGAAGAAGGGAGAGCTTATAACTAGGCTACTCTACGATAAATTCTGTGCATTCTGGACTTTGTCAACAAGGAAGAAGAACCCAGTATATACCATTAGCCATCCGATTCGTGATTGGGGAACCTATCAGGAGAGGAGTCTTAAAGTACAAACATGGCTTGAACTTAATACGCCCTAGTCTCTAACCAATGGGCCTCATTTTTATAAAAATGATTACTGATTTGCTTAATATACTTTATAAGAGTAAGTCTAAGAGTAAGTCATAAGAATCCGTGTAAAATGGGGGCAGTTATGTCCTTTAATACCATTGTTGAAAAGGTGGATTATATTGAGAAAAACTTTACTGAATTGAAGCCAGTATTACTTAATGATGATGCATTAGCCAGTATGCTGATTGATATGATGCATGATAAGAAGTTTGGAAAGAGTCATCACCTAGGAAAGGTACAGTTACTTGACCCTTATCCCGATGATGCCCCTCGTTATGAGAAGGTTAGGGGTGGAAAGAGGCGACGAACTGAATAAGAGAAATCAGTTTGTATATATTGTCCGAACAAGGAATCGAACCTTGATTTTCTGTGCAGTTTGATAAGCATTGCGCTAACACAAACAGAGGACTTAACCATTAGTCGATTCGGACATATAACTACATCTCTTTTTATTTGTCTCCATTTTTACGCATTTTTCCAATCATATTTTTTTATAAAAATGATTATAAGAGCAAAATAATAGTTATATAGGTGAAAGTGAGAAAATGGCATATGAATCAAACTTTGAATATTCAGGTGGAGTTAAGAAAATTTCAAAAGTTACTTTTGGAATTATGAGCCCAGACATGATAAGACAGCAATCGGTTTGTCAAGTAGAACATCATGATACTTTCTGTGGTAATGACCCAGTTACAGGTGGCTTATTTGACCCAAGAATGGGTGTATTAGAATATGGACTTATTTGTAGTACAGATATGCAAACAAATAAAGAAACACCTGGTTATTTTGGACATATAGAATTGGCATTGCCTGTATTTCATGTGCAATATTTTCCAGTGGTACAGAAAATTGTAAGATGCATTTGTTATAGATGCTCTACTGTATTATACTCGGAAAATACAAATCATATTGATGACCGTTCTAAATTAAACTATTTAATTGAACAGTCTAAAAAAGTCAAAGTTTGCCCACATTGTCAAGCTAATCAGCCTGATAAGTATGTTAAGACAGACTTGTGTAAAATGCATGCACTGTGGTTACCTACTCAGGTAAATGGAATTGAAACAGAAGAAGCTAAGTTCGATATGACAGCTAAATATGTTTTGAATCTATTCAAACAACTTGATGATGTTTCGTGTAAATTGATGGGATTGAATCCAAAATTAAGTCATCCGAGTTGGATGATTATGGAAGTTTTCCCAGTATGTCCTCCGTCGTGCAGACCTTCTGTACATCAGGACAATGGTCAAAGATTAGAAGATGATATTACTATCAAGTATTGTGATGTTATCAAATATAACAAATTGATTAGGGAAAAAATCAAAACAGATCCAGAAGCCAGAATCTTAGAAGATTGGCATAATATCTTGCAATATCATACGTCTACATTAATAGATAATGAAATTGCAGGAGTATTACCTGCCGCTCAAAGATCTGGTCGCCCATTAAAGGGGTTAAGACAAAGACTTAAAGGAAAGGAAGGACGAATTAGAGGAAATTTGATGGGTAAAAGAGTCAATTTCTCTTCGCGTACTGTTATTACACCAGACCCAGTTATTAACTTGGATGAATTGGGTGTTCCTATTCGTATCGCAGTTCAACTAACATTTCCCGAAAAAGTAACTAAGAAAAATATTAAAAAGTTGAAAGATTGTGTTAGGAAAGGTTGTAAAACTTATCCTGGTGCAAGAGCCGTTTTCAAATACAAAAACAAGAAAACTATCTCACTTAATCACATTGATAGACATCAGTTCGCTCAAATGCTTGAAGTAGGTGATACAGTTATTCGTCATATTCAAAATGGTGATTGGGTTATCTTTAATCGACAACCATCATTACATAAAATGAGTATGATGGCTCACAGAGTCAGAATTTTAGAAGGTTTGACATTTAGACTTAATATTAGCGCTACTACTCCGTATAATGCGGACTTTGATGGTGATGAAATGAACATGCATGTTCCACAGAGCTTTTGTTCTGCAAATGAAATCGCATGTCTAGCATCCGTTAATCGTCAAATTGTTTCACCGGCCTTGAATATGCCGATTATTACATTCGTTCAAGACGCTGTACTCGGAGGTCACTTAATGACTGGACCAGTCTCTACTAAATTCACTCATCGCGAAATGATGAACACATTGTCATGGATTAAATCCGATAATATTATTCTTGATAACTCAGATACAAATAAATTGTATTCTGGTACAGAAGCTTTATCGTTTTGTATCCCTAAGATGAATCTTAAAATTAAAAATCGTAGAGGAGACGGATTACTTATTAAGAATGGGAATGTAACTGATGATTCGGGTTCTTTTGATAAGAAAGTATTTACGAGTCTTACTCATAGTATTTTCAGAGATAAAGGACCTGAACAATGCGCTGCATTCTTCAATAATTCTCAACACGTTATTCGTGCATATCTTATCAAAAATAGCTTCTCAGTAGGTATTCGTGACCTTGTTCTTGATAAATGTCTAAGCAAAGAAATCAATATCAAGATTGATCAACAAAAGCTTGAAGTAGAGAAAACTATCCAAACATTACATCTTAATATGTTTGAAAATATGTCTTCTGATAGCGAAAAAGTTGCCTTTGAAAACAAAGTTACACGGCAATTAACTGCTGCCCGCAGTGGAGCAGAAAACTTGCTTAAAAAATGCCATGATTCAATTTTCGATAACCGTTTTATGAATATGGTTAATGGTGGCTCTAAAGGTAAACTCATTAATTTGGCACAAATGACTGCTTGTCTTGGACAGCAAATTATTGAAGGTAGAAGAGTTCCATATGGATTCAACCATAGAACTTTACCACATTATACCAAATTTGATGATACTTCGGAAGCCAGAGGTTTTGTTCATAGCTCCTTTCAAAAGGGAATGAATCCTCTTGAATTCTTCTTCCACGCAATGGCTGGAAGAGAAGGTATCATTGATACTGCCGTTAAAACTTCCAGTACTGGATATATTCAACGCAAATTAATGAAAGCCCTTGAAGATTACAAAGTTACTTGGTCTAAATGTGTAAAGGACGCACAAAACAATATCATTCAATACCTTTATGGGGATGATAATGCAGATGGTATATCACTAGAATACCAATCTGTTCCTTTAATTCATGTTACCGATTTTCAAGATGAATATGTTAATATTCCTCACATCTCAAAGCAATCTAAAGCTCGTTTAATTGAATTAAGCAAAAATGTCCAGAATATGTACGAATGGTATTCTGAATCTATTTGTGAAGGTTCTCCAGAATCAAACTTGAAATTTCCAGTTCATATTAATAGAATTCTTATGAACTCTATTAAAGAAGACGTTCAAACTTCAGTTAAACTTTCTTCAGATTATGTTCTTGACAAATACGATAGTCTATTCTCACGTCTTAAGTTACATAAATATAACGATGGACTCTGGATGTTCAAATTCATGATTTACATGCATGCCCATCCTAAAAAACTTATCGATATGAATGTTACGACAGAACAATTTGATAACTTTATTGAATTACTTAAAACACTATTTATTCGTTCTCAAATTGAAGCAGGCGACGCAGTTGGACCTGTCGCAGCACAATCTATCGGAGAACCTTGTACACAATTGACACTCAATACATTCCATTTATCTGGTGTTGGTGGCAAATCCACAGTTACAAGAGGCGTACCGCGATTACAAGAACTATTTCATCTTAGTAAAAATCCTAAGAACACATCACTTACAGTTTTCGTTGACCCATCTATGAGTCAGGATAAAACTTCCGTACAAAGAATTAGTGCTGAAATTTGCCTTATTCGTCTAAGTGATTTAGTTACTACATCCGAAATTAGATATGAACCAAATGATTTGAAGTATCAATCATTCAACCAATTTAATGACTTGTTTGATAGAATCGATTCCAAACGTTCCAAATCTAAATGGATTCTTACTATCTGGTTTGATAGAAGATTACTTCTTGATAAACGTATTGAAATGGAAGAAATTTACTACAGTATCTCACAATCTTATAAGGATGGCGTCTTTTGCGAATACTCAGATGATAATGCACAAACCATGTTCATTCGTATCCGAGTAGACCCTAACTCACAGGAATTGCGAAAATTGACTATCCCAGATGAAATACCGGAAATCACCATCCTATCTTCTATCGAATCCAAACTTATGGATAACCTTGTCATTAGAGGTATTGATGGTATCAATAACGTCACTTTAAGACAAGATATTCGCAGTGGTTCAAAGAAAGAATGGTTGATTGATACAGATGGTTCTAATATTATTGATACTATGCTTCATCCAGAAGTTGATAAATATAGAACCTTCTCAAACGATATACATGAAATGTATAATATCTTTGGTATTGAAAGCGCCCGTAATACATTGATTCGCGAAATTCGCGAAGTTATGGACGAAGCATCAGAAATTGACCCCAGACATGTACATCTACTTGTTGATATGATGACTACTAAAGGCTTACTTATACCAATCGATAGAAATGGTATGAAACTAACTGATGTTGGACCACTTGCTAAATGTAGCTTTGAAGAAGCTGACCAGCAATTATACAAGGCTGCTATTTACGGAGAAACAGACAATATCACAGGAGTATCATCCAATATTATTCTTGGACAAGCACCACCTTGTGGTACTGGCACTGTTGATGTTACTCTACATGAAGAAGAATTCAATCATCTTATGAATTATTCATGTGGAAATCATAACTCCAATATCGACAATACTCAAGAAGAAGTCACAGAAGTTATGTTTGACTTTGATGAATAGTTCCTTAAATCTTTAACGATCATATCGCTACTCTTTATCATTTCTATCACACTCTTTGTTGTTAAATTTGAACTTTTTACTAATATTGGACTTATTATCTTTTTTATACCTATATTCGTTACTATCATATCTAATGTTTCCTGCAAATGTATCAATCTTTGCTTCAGCTCCCACTTCTCTACTTTATTTAAACTATCATTACACAATTTAAATAATACTTTCTGTATCGAATTTATTATTACAAAACACATTTTTATCTCATCATCTTCTATCGAATTCTTTGGTTCTTTTAACTCACACTTCTTTATAACTTCATTCCTTTTCTCTTTTTTCTTTATCTCTACTATTTCATTATTATCCGTACGAAATCTATTCAACTCCTCCACTACTTTAGTCAAAATATTAGATGTCGCATCTATTAATTTATTAAAAAACTCTTCTTCTTTCATTACATCTCCTTCTTGCTATTATACTTTATTTTTATCAAATTCGTCTTCTATAAGCCCATATTTCTTCATTTTCAATACCTAAATCCTCATTTGAATCATAATCAGTATCATATTGTGCTATCCTACCCCTTACACCTATCTCTTTTCTACCTCTTTTATTTAAACAGGAACTTACCATTGAATCTAAAATCATATAATCACTATCATTTCTTATTACCAAATCAAAACTTTCATCATCCAAACCTACCACATCATTCTCAGTTTCCGATTTTGAATGAGCTATATGATTCTTTGCTTCATCTACTCCATATTTTTCCCTTAATTGTAACTCACGTTTATTTTCATCTATCTCCAACTTCACTATATACCACCCATTCACACGCAAAATATCATACTCATTCTTTAATCTTAAATCGTCCACTATTACATTCTCTTTACCCTTTATACTCTTTAACATCGTTCTTATCCAAACTTCAGAATCTATTTCCCTCATCTTTGTTGCAAAATTTATCAACAAACCTCGATCCTTTCCTACCATATTAAACAATTCTTTCGCTAACTCTTTCACACGCCCAGCAAAAGATGCTATATAAAACCCATACTTATTACTTATCTTATCAGCTAAATAACTTTTCCCACTTCCCATCTTTCCAGTTATCGCAATCTTCATTCCTCTATATTTCATCTCTCAAAACACTTTTATATTTTTTT